CCGGACTCACAGGTGTGTGAAGCAAAGAGCTCCGACGCTTGACGTCTCAATTCAGCTGGGTACTAGCCAACCTACAAGATAGGTACATCAAGGCATCCCTTCACTAGAGAGCGTTACGTTGTTCTTAAGTCATGAAAAGAGAATGAATCATGACCCTTCAAACAGAACATAACGGCAGGTGGCGACCTTGGTGTCGCTCCTTTCCCTCCATTCTAAGGATTTCGCCGTACAAAAAAACACACACACCCCTTCCAGGACAAAGTCTCCGAAACATGAGACCAAGTAGGATTCTCTGGACGTTAGTCCAACATGAGAAGAGAAGTTCACTCACTCTTACGAGGAGGCTCGCCGTTACAGGCAAGCTCAGAACATCTCTAATGGCTCATCGCCAATCCTACCAGTTCCAGGAAGCTCATTCCACTCCACATCGAACACTAATGGTTCTGTGATGGTACTCTCCTGACCCCAAGGGTCAAAGGTAGAGTTAAAGGTCTTAAGTCCTCGTAGAGTTCGCTCATAGGAGCGCTCTGCTGCACGAACCGCTCGAATCTGCGCTTCGTCTGCCTTGACAGCTCTGTTGAGGTCAGAAAAGGACCCGTTGGCACAACGTTCAAGAAAACAATACTTCGATAACGTAGGGTAAAAACTTTCATACCCATACGATTCTGGTACTTTCGACGCTGTATCGATCTCACTCATGGTAAGACCATGTAGTAGCCAACAAGGCACACCGGCTTTCCTAAAGGAAATTCCCTTCTTCTTGTACTCAGCGCACACGGCGCGATTACGAGGAGAAGGTCGATAATTATATGCCGGGTGCAGACCAACACCACCAAACTCACGTGGTACAAACCACGGTAGACGGAGATTCATCTTTGAGGCAAGCCGCCCAAAGTCTCTGAGAAATTGTTGATATAACATTTCCTTAAGTTCCTCTGGAACTGTTCTCAGGATCTCGGTACTATTAGCCGAGAATGAACCATATTGGGAGAAGATAGATTCGACACCTTTCTTCCCCCCACCAGACCTCTTCTGATTCAAAAGAATCCCGAAATTGATATATTCTACCATCTCGAAAGGTCTTTCACCGTCTATGAGGAACGTAGTCGAATTGATATTCAAAAAATCATCGCTGTAGTAGTACTTCCCCACTGAGGGGGCCATGCCAAAACAAGGACAAAGTGCCAGCCAAATTGCTTGGCCTCTTGGTGTACAAGGGAATACACAATCGTCACCATTGATGAGCATCCGACATTCGTCAAGATGCAACCATTCACGGTGTTTGCTTATGTAAACCCACCGGCGTCCGTAGACAGTCCGGCGTGTAACACTAGGAGTCGGGTATGCGACCCACACTTTCCTGTCCATTTCCATGGCTTTCCTACATATCGCAGCGTTAACTACGCAGAGGATCGGAAACGACATAATACTTCCCATAAGCTGTCCATTTCTCTGGTCGATAAAGGTATCATTACCTTTCAGGTCTCCCCTCTCGGGCACTCTGAGCTGGTGACGAGTCAGGCTTTCAATGAAGAGATGCCGAATTTGGTCTCGAAGTTCGAGATCCAATCGCCAATCTTCATCAAGAAAGCATAGATTCATCACCTCCTCAGCAGCAGCCTCAGAGAGTACAGACAAGAGCCCATTCGTGGCATCTTTGTAATCACCTGAAAGATAAGCCTCATCATGACACAGTATTCCAAGCTGGTCTCTGAGAGCACCTTCAGTCACAGTCTCACCAATGAGTCTCATATAAGATTTCTTTCTGAGATGACTGTGAAGCAGTTTCTGCAGAGGTTTTAGAACATAACCGCGCAAAGGCGGTCCCTTCGTGATTACACGAATCTTAAGGGCCTCTGGCAAAGCCAGAGCCTCAACCTTGTTCTCCTCCTCAACTGCCTTATCGATCATTGAGCGCATAATGACAGCCTCGTTCCCTCGGAACGTCGCCATCCCTAGGGGATCCTTACGGATCCCGGATGCCTCAATCCAATCCTCCTCTTCCTCACTCCAGGTGCGCTGACTGACAAGTCCAAAAGGTCTTATTATAGGAATATCTTGTTCCTGCATCACGGTTTTAATTTCATCGTAAATATCGTGAAATGCACCTCCTTCTTTACGGGAGGTATAGTAATCGGACGAAGTACTCGGTATGGATACTCGGAGAATATCCTTGGGTTGTATCCGCAACCCGCGGAAAATTTCCCGAGCGGTTCGCCGAACTTCGTACTCGACTTCGGTCCTTGTCAAGAGATCGTCTACAGTAACGGGTTCAGGTACGACCTGACCCAATTTCTTAACTGTAGCAACTTCTTCAGCAAAAAGTCCATCCTTGCTTGCGCGAGGGCAACCCTTTTTGATCTGAAGAAGCGTAGTCATAAACTGATGACGTCTCTTTCTACATGCGCTCCTTTTCAGAGTTTGAAACCATCCCATCCATTTACCACCCAAGAGATGATGGGGGAGATCCCCCTTCAACTCAGGTGGAGGTACAGGGCACACTTGATTTGTGTGATACGCATAAAATGCGGCAATTTTATATTTTGCAACTTTAATCCAGGAATCTGGACCCTGTATCCTGTGTTCGTACTCATGCCAAAGCGTGAGACTCTTCTGACAATCATATCCATCGGAACGGAATCCGAAGAGACATGATGCATAAATTATTAAATTCATTACGTCAGACAGAGTGGAGTGGCCACCTATACTACCATAGGCGTGACCAGGAAGCAACTCATCAGGTGGGGATTGAATCCCCTGTCGGCAAATCTTGCAGGTGGGCTTAGTCCCGCAAGTTTTCCAACCCTGAAAGAGTTGTCTGGTCATGAGGGCAGAACGTTTCGTTCTACGCGTCGAAAAGGAATTCGACGCC